GCCGTTGAAAAGGCTCCGGTTATTATTGAAGGTCTGTGATGTTCTTTCACTCTCACAACCGCGTCGAGCTCCGTTCTGATCGTGAACTGATTTCGGATAAATTGATCATTAACAAATCCGATGTCGGTCGTGACGTCCTCGACAAAGTTTAAAAGAACTCTTTGAGAATCAATCGCCAAGAACTCGTCCGCGTTGATCAAATTTGTCGAAACAACTTGAAGACCGGCGATATCCATTCCATTTGCCATTCTGAAAGGAGGTAGTCTATACATTCCCTCAGTATTCTGATCTAAGTCCATACCGGCGACATCGTAAGGGTTCATAAATATATAATCCCCCGTAAAGTTTGCGCTCTCTAATTGAGCGACAATCGCACGAATTACGGCCGTATTGTCTGGCAGAACTACCGTATTAGACAAAGGACCGGAAGAGTATGGGGTCGCATAGACCGGGATCAATCCGTTTAACTGAGGAGAAACTCCTGTCCCTCTATAAATTTGAGTTTCGAGCGCGATTCTCAAGTCTTCATTGTGATCGCTTCGGATTTCTTGCTCAATGATTGGCAAATTCAAAACCGACTTTTTAGAAACTGGAGTATGCACAGCGATAGTCTCGGACGTCGCTTTGTTTTCTACCCATTCAATTTCCCTCGTAGGTTTTACGGCGTTCTCGGCAACTGGAGCCGCCGCACCTGACACGATATTTCTTTCGATCCAGCTCAAAGGATTCGAACCCGGTCCGCCGAAAATCACTTGAATAACGTCAAGAATTGAAGGTCTCGGACGTTGCTCGATTGCGATTCCGCTCTCTCTCAATCCGAAAACAACTCGGTCACCGATTGAAGAGCTGTCAACTTTTAGGTTGAGCTTTACAGATCCGACGCCTTTCTCAGCGATATTTTTTAGCTCGTTTTGTCTCTCTTTGAGCTGTTTATGAACTTGCTCAGATACCGGAAGTCTTTCCTCTGGTAGCTCTTTTGACGCTTTGATTTCGGTCTTGATAGTCTCGAGCTCCGTCGCGTAAGCTTCGAATTTCTCATTAAGATTAACGTCTCCGACGCTTTTCTTGATGTTTTCGAGCGTTTCTTGCATTGCTTCGACCGTTTCGATCTCAGCTTTTGACTGGATTTTTTCTTTAAATCCCGTAACTTTTTCTTTGATCTCCTTCAAAGTTGCTTCAACCTCTGGAGATAAATTTCCTTGTGCCATTTTTAAAGTATGTTTTTAAGTTGTGATAAAATTTGTTGATCATTTTTCAAAGACTGATCTCTCGCGTCTTCTTTTCGAGTGAGTTTCCCCGGCTCGAATGTGATCAAATCATTGAATCCCTTTTGAATCTTTTTTAATTCAAGATCAAAAAGATTGCAATATTTTTCGGAGTATGTCTTGTCTTTTATCGCTTTGATAAAGACCTCCATTCTCTCATTTAGCTCCTCTCGCGCTTTGTCGATGTCGGCTTGGCTTTTCATTGCTGAGAGATTCGGCGTCTCTGAATTAGCTCCAAAGGTTACAAAGGAACCCTCGTAAAGCTTAACCTCGTAAAGATCAAAGATCCCCCCGTACATTTTGACGCCTTCGTGATCTCCTAAGCCCATCGCTTGAGCTTGAGACTCGTCCAAAGGTGTAAATTTCATTTTATCCGAAATGTATTCAAAGCCATACGAATGCTCTTTGATAATTCCGTCCCGGTACATTTTCAAAGCGTCCTCTCCGTCGCTGTGAGTGCCCATCTCAGAGCGAAATCTCAACCCGATAGAGTCCTCCTCCAGTTCGATAATATTACCGACTGGACGTCTCAAGTCGTGAAAAGCCAAATGCGCGATTTTTCGATTTGACTCGCTTCTTGGTCCTCGCTCTTGTATTGACTTGAGAAACATTCCTTTATTCCCTCGGTCCGCGTCGCTGTCAACGTTTCCAAAGCTGGAAAAGTATCCCTCAACGATACGAGAATCCATGTCGACGGCCTTGACGCTGGCTTTTATGGATTTATAATTAATTCCTTTTATGGATTTTTTATCGTTCATTATTCTAAACTAATAAATTTTTGTAATAAATTCCGAGCTTCATCTTGAGAAATAGTCCCAGACTGCAATAATGAGCTAATCGATGAGCTCATTTGATTAAAGCTTTGAGCTTGTTGATTTTTGTCTTCTTGGAATACTGGCAAATGCGAATAATCAAGATAAAGCTCTCCGTTTTGAACGTTTAAAAATTTAGTCATTTGCTGACTAAAGCTTTTGGCTTCTGGTATTATAGTGTTTTGATATGTAGCTTTTAAGCCTTGATTTTTATTCTCAAAAGTTGAGCCCTTGGTCCTAGTAAAAATATTCTCGTCCAATCCGTAAAAATCTAATATTACAGCAAAATCCGCGTCAATTTCTTCGAATAACATTAAATCCTTGGTCGGAAAACTCATCGGGCTCCATTTCAAAGCGGCCGATGAAATTATTATCGAGCTTTGATTCGCTCCGGTACCGTACTTCTCAAGATATTCCTTTGTGACTCTCTCTCTCTCTTTGCTACTCAAAGGGATTGCTCCGTCGCTGTCTTTGCTTTCGCTTGATAATATACCGAGGGCGCCTTTATTATTTATCAATACATTTCGAGTATTGTACGCGCCGACAATGTTGGAAATCGGTTTTTTTAACGTGGTAAAAGGTGACTCGGCAACGAGCTCCTCGATTGAGTCTTTTATCTTTGTGTGGAGGATTTTATCGGTTTCAAAATCTTTATTTAAAGACCCGATTCTCATCGTATATTTTTGAATAATTTCGTCTATACTTACTTGATCGTAAATTTTTCCAGTCGGATCAACGATCATCGAGTCCGAAGGTAATGCCCAAAGCGCTGAGGGTATCCGGCTTAATTCGCTATTTTTATTTTTATAGAGAAATCCGTTTCCTGTCGATTGTTCGTAAATTTTAAAAGACGTCAAAAGAGACTTTCCAGAGCTCAACGGGTTCGGATTATTCAAGAAGTCGATTATCGGATCGCTTTCAATTGTCTCTCCGTCTGGCTTTCTCAGTTTCCATACTCCAGAGCTAAACATTGAAGCTTTTACAGAAATCGCGGCCCTTATCTCTGGGACTGTGTTATATATTTCGGCGGAATTATTTACATCGACCCAAATAGGAGTCGTATTTCCTATTTGAAAAGACCTAAAAAAAGAACCGAATCTTGTCCCGAAGAGTGAGGTAAATCGATCTAAAATATTAGCCATATATATTCGGTAAAGCGCTTTTTATAAATTTGACCAATCCGGACAGCGCGTCCGGCGCGTCGTCGTGCTTGCTTGTTCCGTTTCTTAAATATCCGCTTAAATTAGTCAAAAATTTATCATAATCTGATCCAATTTCGTAATTTTTTCTAAAATAAACCTTTGATTTTATAAATCCGCTTTGCATTAAAATTCGCGTATGCTTGTTTTGAGTGCTTTTTGCCTTCAAGATTTCAGTCGAATATAGCTCCGAATCGTTTTCTATTTGATTTCTAATATTATTCGCAAAAATACCTCCTTGATTATTGGCTTCGATTCTTGCTATTTCGACCCGGTTCCGGTTCAATAGGTCCAAAGATAGCGGCTCGGTGACTTCGACTCCCTCCTTGGTAAAAATCAAATCGTCGACAAATACCTTTCCGGAGCTTGTAACCTTTCCAACTACAAAACAAAGGAAATCATCGCCCTCGTCAGCGACGTCACAATAAGCAAAAGTCGCCTCGACGTCCTCTTGTCTTAACTCTTCAAAGTATTGGAGCTCTTGAGCTGGGAAAAGTATTCCTTTCGCCTCGACCGGCTCTTGTTGGTACTCAGCGAGCCAAATCGTTTCGTCGATTTCGCTTTTTATCCTTTGATATTCCGCCGTAGTCTTCACATGATCACAAAAAGACTCTCCTCTCTCGTCTAATGCTTTAATAACAATCGATAAATCATATTTTCCAGACTCAGTAGCCTCTCCGATAATATCTCGCTTTGTCCATCTCGTTCCGATATCAATCTCCGGACAATTTCTTTCGAGCCTTGAGTTATGTGATCCCTCTTTCCATCGATGGACCTTTTCATTGTAAACCTCTGAGAGAGCATCGTCAATGCTTCTATATAAATCGTCCGTAATACCGACGGAAGTCGCTCCAAATCCTATGATCGTACCCCCGACGCCGGCGCCAAAATATCCCATTTGTTTTGAGTGCTTTGTCTTCCAGCCTTTTACTGCTTGGCTATCTTTTGAGAGCTCAATATCCGGGAAAGCGAGATGAAATCGGTCGCTCCTGACTATATCTCGAACGTCGTAGCTAAATTTATTATACAGCGATGCCGTACAAGTGTTTCTCATGACAGAGCCCTCCGGTTTATATGCAAGCATCCAAGCACAAAATAAACTTGTGAGATATGATTTGCCGGCTCTTGGTGGCATTGAGACCGAAAGTCTGAGGATCTCTCCGTCCGCGATCATTTGCATCGCTTGAGCGGCCTCTTTTAAAAATGGTCGCTTTGAAAAAAACGCGTAATCGTAATAGAGGCAAAAGTGCCAAAAATATGATTTTGAAAGCTCTCTATTAATCTCCGTCCTGAGTTTGGTCCTCGTTAAGTTCATTCGCTAATTTTAGGAGCTCATCTGTTGAATACTTTGATAAATCAATTTTTTGAACTACTTCCGTTTTTTCGTGTTTTTCAGCATCCCAGCCCATATTCTTGAGCGCGAAAATCGGTCCGGTGCATTTGTCAGCGTGCAGTTTTGACTCGTACGCGTTCTCGACCATGAGGAGCGCTCTTTTTAAAGTGTGTAAAAACTGAGGCCTTTCCGCGTAATTATAAAGCGTCTTTCTGGAGTTAAAACCAAGGAATAAAGCGAGCCCGGTCACAGTTACCGGGACAGAATTATCCGCGCACTCTTGAAAATGTCTCTCAATGTGTTCTCGAAGCTCTTCTTTTGACTGATAAATCAAAGGACGGCCTCCGACGCTTGGCTCCTCGAAATAATCC